TATTGCCGCTGGTGCAGCCGTTCAAGCCGATGCAGACGGTAACGCACTTACCGCCGCAGCCGGTGATGTTGTTATGGGTTATGCTTTGGAAGCAGCAGTTGATGGTCAGATCATGGCTATTGAACTCATCCAAGGCGGTAACGTCGTAGCTTAATCCAGCATAGAAAGGAATAAATAATGCCCTTGCTGACTCCATCCGCAGTGCATGTAGATCAGCCGCTGACTAACCTCACGCTGGCTTATGCACAATCACAAGAGAATTTTATCGCTGATAAGGTTTTCCCAACTGTCGGTGTTTCAAAACAATCTGACAAATACTACATCTACGACCGTGCGAATATGAACCGTACTGGTGACGTAGCTAAACTGGCCCCACGTACAGAAGTAAACCGTATCGGTATGACCATCTCAAACAGCAGCTACTTCGCTGACGTTTATGGTCTAGGTATGGACTTCGATGAGCAAACTTTGGCTAACGAAGATGCTGCATTGGACATTCGTTCTGCTGGTGCTGAAACTCTGGCGATGCGTCTGATGATCCATCGTGAAGAGCAGTTTGCAACCAACTTCTTCTCAACTGGAGTTTGGGGAACAGACAACACATTGTCAGGTACTGATCAGTGGTCAGACTACACCAACTCAACACCAATCCAAGATGTAACTGCTGCTCGTCGTGCAGTACAGTTGGCTTCTGGTGGCTTCAAGCCAAACACAATGGTTGTTGGTAAAGAAGTACGTGACAAGCTGATCAATCACCCAGACATTCTGGCACGTTTGAACGGTGGCGCAACTGTAACTAACACTGCGTTGATCACAGATGCTAAGTTGGCTGAAATCTTTGAGGTAGAGAACTTCTACGTCATGGAAGCTGTCAAGAACTCATCAGTAGAAGGTGTTGCAGAAAGCAATGCGTTTATCGGTGGTAAGAATGCTCTGTTGGCTCACACTCCATCAACTGCTGGTCTTATGTCACCAGCCGCTGGTTTGACCTTCGCTTGGAATAACCTAGAAGGTGTGAACAACTTGGGTATCACTGTTGAGTCATTCTCAGATGATGCTCTGAAGCGTCAGCAAATCGCTGAGATGATCCAAGTTAAAATGTCTTACGATATGAAAGTCGTAGGCGCTGACTTGGGTTACCTCTTCGCTGCTGCTGTAGCTTAAGATTTATATTGGTGGGGGCTGTAGTAATGGCCCCTGCCATCCTTCCCCGACAAAAGGTAGTACAATGATCCGACAAGAGAATATGCCATTTCAAATAGACCGCCCAGTCTTTGTTAAGCACCCATTTCAATCTTGGGGTAGACAACTAAAAAAGGGTGAGGAGTTTAAATGGAAAGAGATTGGTGTAAGTGAAGATAAGGCACTAATCTTATATACACAAGGTTTCATTCATCATAACTCAGAGTTTGAAGTAGAACTTAAAGTTGGTGATGGACTAGAGCAACTAGACGTAGCTGGATTGCATGGTCTTGTGGACAGTATCAACGAGAAAGTAAACTCTAAGACTAGATCTGACGCTGAGTTCCAAAAGAAGAAGTGTAAGAAGTCTAAGATAGTTGATAAACAGCGTGGGCTTATTCGTAGCTGGCGTAGAAATTATGGTCACATGGAGACTGATTAATTATGGCTTGGTCGTATGATGCAACGAACTTAGGTACAAGTACTCTAGCAGAGAGAATAAACTCTGTTCGCTTACTTGTAGGTGACACTGACACTAACGACCAACAAGTACAGAATGAAGAGGTTACCTTCGCTCTTAATCAGACAAGTGATAATGTATACTACGCTGCTGCATGGTGCGCTAGAAGCATAGCTGCACAATACTCTCGTAGGGTTACACAGAACCTCTCAGGCGCACTCAGTGCTGACTACAGCGACTTACAAGACCACTACACTAGCCTAGCTGAAACATTAGAGCATCAAGGTAAGAAGACTGGTGCTGTATTAGGTATTAAGGCTGGTGGTATTAGTATAGCAAGAGTAGATGCTGTAAGACAAGATACAGACCGTGTTCCACCATCCTTCCGTAGGGATAGATTTAAGAACCCACCAAGTTATAGTGGTGATGATTACGACTACAGTTAAGGGGTAGGTAATGGCATTCTCAAGAGGTTATAACCTGCTACAGATGGTCAATGAGTTTGGTGAACCTCTCACCTTACGGAAGAGGACTTCTGGTGGTACTTACGACCCAATAACTGGTACTCTTACAGGCGTAGCTACTACAGACTATAGCTTTGAAGGTTACTTCTATAACTATGACCAAGGTATCATAGCTAATCTGGATGAGATCAGAAGGGGTACACGTAAATGTGTTATACCAGCTTTAGGGTTGACAGTAGAACCTGATGATGAAGACCAGATATTAGGGAATGGTGATACAGTTAGTATTATCTCTGTTGTTACAATCTTCTCTAATGGGGCTAAGATTTGTTTCTTGTGTGATGTGAGAGAGTAATGAGTAAGCAATCCACAGTTAAGATAAACCCCTCTTTCTACAAAAAGATAGATGAATTAGAGCTACAAGTTGAAGAGGCTGTTGGTAGTAAGCTAATGAGTATAGCTGAGACTATTGTTAATTTCTCTCCAGTAGATACTGGTGCTTATGTTACTTCACACTCTGTTAAATCAAACACTACTTCTAGGGGCAGAGGTAAATCATCCAAGGGTAAGCCTAAAGCAGATAAAGCAGCTAAGAAATCAGAGGGTTTAAACAATCTTATGGAAGATATTAACGCTCTTGATCTAAGTTCAACTCAAAGGTTTACCTTCCGTAATGACAGCCCTCATGCTCAAGTTGTAGATAGAAGGTATAATATATACGGGGCTATAGTGAGAAATATTCATGGCTAGTATCCAAAATCACATAAGAGCAGCCCTTGAGTCTAAGTTAGCGGCTACCTCTGGTATTCCCTCTGGCATAGCTTTTGAGAACATACCCTTTAGCCCAACGACAGGTACAAGTTACTTTCAGACTAATTATCTACCAACCCTTCGTAGACCCGCAGTAAGAGGATTGAACCCTCAACAAAGATATGATGGTGTGTTTGTTATAACAGCTTATACACCTGAAGGTTATGGCCCTAAAGCTGCTGATGATTACTCAGATCTTATCGCAACAGCCTTTGAAGCTACAACTCATATCTATTATAGCCATTCAGAAGATCGACTTCTTACTGAAGCTGAGGCTTTTATTACCTTAGAAGATGGTGGTAGAATCCTCGTAGACAACGCAATCGCAGTATCTATAGATTACGCTGAGAGACAGCAAGGCTTCTTAGATGCACCTTGGTACTATGTTCCGACTAATATCGGATGGTACGTTTATAATTAATTAGGAGAATATGCTATGGCCTTCGCACAAGGTTCACAGTCAAGACTAAGCTATGTAGAAGAGACTACATTCGGCACAACACCCGCTACAGCCTTTACAACCCTACCCTTTAGTACACACTCTTTGAACTTGACCAAAGATTTAGTTGCTGGTACTGATATTCAACCGGATCGTATGCCACGGGTTGAACGTCACGGTAACCCACAAACCAGTGGTGATATTGTTGCTGACCTTAGAAAGGGCGACTATGATAGTTTTCTAGCGTCTGCAATGCTTAGTGATTGGCAAGACTCAGGTAGCAACGATTACCTTAAAGTTGGTACTACACCTAAATTCTTCTCTATCGAAGACTACGCTAGTGATATTGTCCAAGCTCGTTTGTTCGTGGGTATGACAGTCTCTACTATGGGTATTTCTATTGCACCCAATCAAATGGTAACCACTACCTTCGGGATGGTTGGTCAGAATATGGACTTTGGGACTCCAGAGAGTCCAAACGACCCTAGTACTAACGCCCCCTTTGATGCCTATAGTGGAGATTTACAGATTGGAAATAATGTAGCTGGACTCGCAAGTAGCGCTATCATTACAGGTATTGATTTCAACATATCCAATTCTTTCTCCCCCACCTTCGTAATTGGGGCAGTGGGCGCACCCTCGATTGAAGCGGGTCGTGCTGAAGTTACTGGTACTATCTCTGCGTACTTTGAAAACCAAAACCTCATCAACCGCTTTATTGATGAAACAGAAACAGCTATTGAAGTGTCTGTTAATGACCCAACTGAATCTAATGCATATACCTTTCTTTTCCCACGGGCTAAGATTAACAGTGCAGATGTAGGTGTAGATGGTCCAGATAGCCGCATCATTAGTTTAAGCTTCACATCATTGTACGATTCAACTGAAGAAACTAACTTGAAGATTACTCGTACTGATACAGCATAAGGTTCCCTAGCTAGGGTGGGGAGGCATTGGTGTCGGGTCTGATGCTTCCCCTTTAGTTTCACTGCGTAGCGGTGCTACTACAAACAAACTAACCCGACAACTTTTCACCCCGACAAT